CGCCGTCCACAGCAGCCGTACACGCGCAAAGCGCACGGACGTGTCTTGATCGGATTGCTCTTGCCAATGCTTGACGTTCAAGTGCGCGACCTCGCGCAGCGGCGGCTTTGCGGTCAATAGCCCTGTTCGGCCGGTGTAAAGCGTCACCAGCGGAATCTCCGCCACGGACATCGGGCCTTCGTCATGCACGAACCAGGCGCCGTCCTTACCCGAGCAGCGCCACACCTGATAGCTGCCCCGCCGTAAAACCCGGATCTGCTTGACGAGCTTTGTCCCAAATTCGCCGTCGTCTTCCTCCACCGATTCGACCAGGCGGGCCAAAATCAGCTTCGGAACGCCATCAATTTTCCCAAAGCGCCATCCGATCAACTGCCTGGCAGCATAGACCGTGCAATATGGCCTGGCGCCGAGAGCCTTCTCGGCAGCGGCCGTGCGCGCGCCCTGCACACGCGGATAGTCCACCAGCACATGGGCCATGCCATAGGCCAACGCGCGGTAGAACCAGGTGGCAGCAAATACCGTCAGGTTGCTGCCCTGTAGATCAATGTTATTGGCCTGCTCCTGAATCGTGGCGGGCACATCGTCGCCCACCACCACCGGGCGCGCGAAAACGTGCCCGGACAGGTTGCTCACGGTTTCCGAGAACGCCGGAAACAAGGTGGCCGTCGCCAGGCGCTCCTTGTAGCTCGCCTCGCACTCGAGAGGGAAGCGCGGCATATAGGTCGCGCCAGCGTCCCGCATGGCCACGGTCCCGCCCAGCAGGGCGTCGACCAGGTCCCAGTCGTCTGTCATGGCGTTGTACGCGGCCAGCGGCGTCGAAACATCACTCATAGGATCATCTCAGGACAGATTGCGTAGCCACACGGCTTTGGATCGGATAGCGCGACACGATGAAATAGCCGCCGGCGTCGTTCGGGTGGTCATAGCCGGCCTTCTTGTCCGGCGCGCCGTCATCGCCATAGATTTGCCGCTCAAGCGCCTGCGTGAAGAGCGGGCAACGGTCGGTGTTGACCAAGAGCCGGCGTTCGCCGACGGTATTGCAGAGCATCGCATTCATGCTGTTCACTCGGTCCCGAACGGCCGGGTTCGCGGCGTCAACGCGGACAGTGAAGCCCGCCTTACGTAGCAGCGAGATATCGGATTCGCTGGCCTTGCTGGTCTTTCGGTTGTCACCCGAGGCATCCGGGTACACCACCACGCTAAAGCCCGGATATTTCTCGTGCAGCTTCTCGATCATGGCGGGCGTGTCAAAGACCTTCATCGTTTCGTCCACCGCCAGGGGTAATCCGCCGCGCACCACAAAGGTGACGGCCGCCATCTTGCCGACGTTGAAGTCCATGCCGACGTGCAGCACCTCTCCAGGGCGAATAACTGCGTCCGTATGGTTCGCCCGCCGATCGAAGCAGTAGTACACGACGCCGGCATAGTTTTCGAAGCTGGCCTCGTACTCCTGACGGAACGTGCGCGGGTCCATCTTGCGCCGCGCGGATTCAATTTCGTCAGAGGGCACATTGCCGCCTTCCAACGAGGTATACAGCCAGCTCTTGTGATCCGGCTGGCGCCCGTCCTGTCCGTCCCGGTAGGTGTCATAGCAATGGTTAAAGCCCTTGGGCGTGCCGATGCGCAGAGCGTGCCCGCCCACGTGCGGCACGCCGTCAATCACATACCGGCAGGTCGACAACATGGGCCGCAGGACCTCTTCCCACGCCGCGTATTTGCAGTCGGCCCACTCATCGACCAAGACAAAGAACAAGCCGGAGCCGCGCAGATCGTCGTAGTTCTCTAGGCCCACGCAGCGAATCAGATGCCCGGTCGTCAGAGTGATCAGCATGTCCGTTTCGTTGGGCTTGCAGGCCCGCCAGCCGGCCGGGATCGCTTGCTTCAACCGGCGCCAAAACACGCGGCGGGCCTGCTTTTGCGTCGGGGCGGCGTACCAGATCTCGTCCTCAACGCTCACGCCCCACTTCACCGCCAGGCGGGCCGCCCGGCGCATCTCGGCTTTGCCGAGGAAGGTCTTGCCGAATCGACGACCGCACACAGCATCCCTGAAGCGCGCATTCGGCTGCCAGCCCCACACATAGATGTTCGCCTGCTTGGGCGTCAGCGCCGCAGGCGCATCAAAGGACGGGATTGCCTGGCGCGGGTTCGTCGGGAGCAAGGACATATTCAGCGTGCTCCGGGATCTGGGTACTGGCAGTCGCCGGCTTCACCGGTTCCATGCGTCGATTCACATAAGCGTCGCCGACTTCCTTCGCAGCCTGTTCAAGGACCTGTAGGACCATGGCCATGTTGCGCATGCCTTCGGC